ACCCACAAAACGCAAAAAATCCGTTGGTATTTGATATGCAAAAGCATATCCGTAAAGTGGTGTAGAAGACAGTTTACTGAGCTGTTCTTGTCTGATTGAAAAACGCCAATAGTGTTTTTGAAGTGTGCTTCGTTTTAAAGTCGGATACCATTTAGCGCAAAGTCGCGCTTCCCTAGTTTCGTCATCAAAACTAGTTATCTCATCCGCACCAATTAATTGAAGTGCTTTAGAACAAACATTAATATCAGCGTCATTTATGGTCATAAAATATAAAATTGTTATCGGCTAGTATTGCTACTAGCCGATAATTTAATTTAGTCAGTATCAGTTGCAGCTAAAACTACGCCGTCAGTAATATCTACTACTCCAGACGCGTTTGCGTTCACATAAGCTTCTGATACCACAGGCGTGTCCCCCTCTCCGGTGCTAGTGAAAAGTTTTATAATGTCTAAAGTTCTTAAAATTTTAGACGCACCGTTAAAATACCCTGCGGTATTTACAGTCGCAAGAGTATCTGCTGTTTTGTAAATAAAAATTCTTGGTAAATCAGTGCCGTTTTGTGCGACTACTGCCAAGTTTGCTAAATTTAAAGCCATAAAATAAAAAATTAAAATTAAAAAAATAATTATACACTTGCTTTTGCAGCATCAGTACATTGAATATTGATAATGCCTTTTTCTTCGATAACTTTTGAACCACAAGAAAAGAAACAAGTAATTAAATCCGCGCCTTGAGTTGGGACATAATTTTTTTCAACAGTCATGTCTTTATTTACGACAAAACCTAAAGCCATTTTTTGAATTGCGTAGCAATGACGAATAGTGCTAGCCAAAACTAAACCCACTTCGTTTTCAATTTGCCCAATAGCTTTAATGTTAAAACCATAATATCCAGGTAAAGTTCCGGTAGTTAAAACTTTTTGGCTATTATAATCTGAACTGGCAACTTTAAGATCTTGAGTAAATTCATGAAAGTTGTTAGCGTGCGCCAATAAATTTCGCTCGTTGCGATCAATGTTGCCATTATCGTAAAGTTTAGCAGCGGCAGCTAATTTTGCCACATTTAAATTTGTAGCCGTTCCGCCCTCATTAGTTCCGACAATATTTGTATAACCAGTTGTTCTTTGCGCTTCTAATGCGTTGATAATGATCTGGTCCATTTTTCTATTTGCGGCAGCAGCTACAGCATAAGCGGCTTCGGCTTTATCGTCAAAATTAACTTCGCCTTGCAAAAAAATATCAGAATAAGTAGATACGTTGAATCTAGCAATAGAAACTTCAACTTTATCAGTTGATTGGTTTTCAGAAACTAATGGGGTGCCTACTACTCTTTCAATAGCTCTTAAAGTTCCGTATTTTGGAAATTGAGTTGAAGTTCCCGGAATTTGACGAACACGACACATCTCTCTTAGAGTAGATTGGTCTTTTTGGTATGCTCTAAAAACTTCGGCTTCGAATGTTTTTAGTTGAAGTTGGTTGGTTTCAATATGAATAGTCATAAAAATAAAATTTGTTGTTAATCAGAATAAATAAACCGATTAAGGGTTAATGCCTTAGTCTTGCGTTCTTTGAGTTTTACGCCAAAAACCGCACTCCTGAGAGGCCAACAAATTTTAGTTGGGTAAGTCTAGTTGTGCAATGATAATGATAATTATTATCATTATCATTGCAAAAGTCAACTACTTTTTTTGTGCTTCTTCAAGTATTTGTTTTCTTGCTGCGTTTTCCATCATTTTTGTATACTCTTGTTTAGCTTTGCTATCTATATCAAAATCTTTTCCGAGCTTTTCTCTATAGGCAAACGCTTTTTCATAAAGCATTTTTGAGCTTTCGCTAGTATCTCCACCCATGCCTGCAGCAACAGGTATGCTGTTTTCTTCCCCTCTTGGCAACATATAGCGATACAAAAAATCTAAAGCATGTGGGTCGCCAGCTAATGACTCGAGTATTTGCTGATCTTCTTTGGGCAAATTTTGATTAAAGATCTGAAGTCTACCGATTTTTACTTCTGCATCAGCACCCAATACTTTTTTAAAATCTTCAGCAGTAATTGCGGGCTCAGAACTAGTTTTTACAAAATTTTCAACTAATTTTGAAACCTGTTCTTGGCTTAAATTTAACTCTTTAAAAACAGGTAGCATGCTTTTAAGTTGTGGATCTTCAGCGGCGTTAAAGTCTTTTAGTTCTTCAACCGCATTAAAATCAAACGTATATTCTTCAGGAGCTTTTGGTATTTTAGTTTCGTAATCTTTTAGTTTTGTGGTAAGATCTCGGATATATTTTCCGGATTCGTTGTACCCTTTCACCAAATCTTCGGTGGTTTTATATTTTCCAGCAAGTAAAGCTTGTTGGGTTTCGCTTCCAGTAGGTTGGTTAACTACAGGGGCAGAAGCTTCTTTTGTTGCTTCTGGTTGGCTTGTATTATTGTTTTCTGTTAGCATAATATTTTTGAACTTTGATTATTATTTTTTCGATTTTTCGATAAAATTTAATTTCACCTTCTCTCATCGCCATTTCAATAGCACTATTAATACCATCGTTTTGCAAAATTAAAGGTGGTTTTTTAAAGGCTAATGCTTCCAAATATTGAAGAGATTTTTTCCCCTCTTCCGTATTAAAAAAATTTGCCAAAAAAAATTCTTCTGCAACGGGTTCCGAAATTTTTTGTTTCGCTCCTTGCCCTATGTTTTCGATTTCGTCCCAACTCATGTTAAGCTATTTTAGGTTGTTGCGGTTGACCCGCCATTTGTGCATTTTGTGCCAGTTGAGATACCTGTTGTAATTGCTCTACAGTAGGTAAAACTTTAGTCGGCACATTCATTTTTTCTGCTAAAGCACTAGCAAAATTAATCGGGTTAGTCATTACTGACATCATTTGCGGACCAAAGAAAGTGCTAATTGTTTCTGCATAACGAACCATAGAGTTTATCTCTTCTTCCGCTTGAGCTTTTGCTAATGGTGAGATGTGCTCAATAGATAGATTAACGCCATCTACTTTAAAATCATTTAGAACAATTAAGCCGAGTTCTTCCAAAATATGCATGCCTCGGTTAATAATCGCTTTCACCCCTTCAATTTGAATTCTGCCGTAAGCGCTTCCTAATAGTTTAGAAACTTGTTGCGCACGATAAGAAATTTCTGTGGCGCTTTTAACTGGTGCATCGATTTCACCAAGTGGGTCCACCATCAATATTGAGCGAATTGATTTTTTTAAATTTTCTAAAATAATTTGACCAACATTAAAATTAGCGCCGATTGGTAGTGCCGCCAAACTTGGTCCATTTGGATTACCTGGATTCGAACTAACCGGTATGCACGCGCCTGGTTCTATTCGGATATTGTCGAGACTTAACACGCCATCATCGACTGCCGTCCATACGCCAGCAATAGCTAACGAAGCGTTTTTTAGAATCAATTCATTGGTTTTGTTTAGCGTTTTACAATCCGGTAAAGCGTCTAAAACAGGTCCTCGACCGTAAACTTCGCCTGCAGATAAACCATAGCGAACAGTTATCCAAGGTGATGAGACCATTTCTCTTTGAACTAAAATGGTGGTGTCATGTAAAACATAATATGTGTACCCGTCAACTTCAACTTCTTCCACCGCGTTCCCAACAACTTTTTTAATTTTTATTTTTGCTTTTGTGGTGCACTCAATAATATTTATTTTTTCTGCTGGTTTATCTTTTATTTTATTTTCTAGCTCAGCGGTTAATTTTATGTCCCGCCAAGTCTCGGCTAATAATTCGCCTTCCAACGCCCATTTTCTAAAATGGCTTTTAACGGTGCCGTCAGCACCCCGTTCTAAATACATCTCTGCTAATGGGATTGCACTAAAAATAAATGGGTTATCAATAGTCCCTTTTTGTAAAAGTAAAGATCCTGTTCCGATCAATAGATCCTCCAACATTTCAGCAATTTGTGTGTCAAAATTGGACGCAAAAAGAGCGCTAAAAAAAATGTCGGTTATTTTGTCTAACGCTTCGTTGATTTTTTTTAGTTCATCTGGCACTTTAGCATATTGTTCTTTTAGTCTTCCGCCTAATTTCAAATCGGCGAATTTTTTTTGCGGTGGAAATATCGAACTGTGCAAATTGGATACTGCTTTCCTAAGTGCGTCCTGACCAGTAGAGTCAAAAATAACTCCCCCACCAGTGCTACGTTTATCCCCCTCCATAGTGGTGTTATCAAAAGTGTCTCTGTTTGGCGAAGGCTTCCTGATAAGTGGTCTTAAAATTAGACCTTTTGCTTTCAGCGTTATTAAATTTAGCTTTTAATTTTTGTCCTATGTTGGCTGTTTCTACCATTGTTTTTAAATTATAATTATTTTTTGGTTCCAAGTGTTGCGTTGTCGCCAAATTTTTCCCAAATTGCGTCTTGCAGTTTGCCCCACTTACCGGAAGGCCTAAATTTTTTCGGCGACGGCGGCGTAGGTGTAAAAGGGTTATAATTCACTTCTCTCTGCCCCAAGCGACCGCTTTGGCTTCTTCGTAAACCTCTTAATTTTTCTGTATTTTCTGTAGCGGTGTCAATTTTTTTTGCTTCAATGTCCGCTCTTTGTCTCGCAAGTTCCTCTTCTTGCTTTTTAGCTGCTTCAATTTGAAAACTCATATCTGGTGCTTTTGGTTTTGATCCCATAAATAATCAATTTAAAGTTAATATAATCAATTTAAAGTTAATGCGCCTTGTTTGCGTAAGTGTCTATAAAGGCTATAGGGAGTGAAATTACTTGCAGAACTTTCACCCAAAAAACCTTTAACCACACTTACGCAGGTTCGAGGTGTAAACCAAAAATTAGCCTTTTTTTTAGTTTTGTCAAGCTCTTTTTTTAGATAGAGCATTTTTGATTGCTGTAAATGTTCACTTATAAATTTTTTATTTACGAGATAGCACCCTACATAATTAACAAATGGGTCAATTAAAATAAAGGTATCTGTGTCGATTTTTTTCACCAAAGAACAATGCCCAAAATTTTTCTTTAAAAGGAAACTGTACCACTGATCCGTGTTTGAAAATATTACAAAAAATTCTTCCATATTAAAATACTGACCATTTATTTGTTGCAATATGCGTTTTAATTTCCGCACTTTTTTTACCTAAAGTAATTTCTCTATACTCGCCTGTTGACAGACACACGTATTGGTGCGCATCTTGAATGTGCGAATATTGATTTTTTTCTGGTTCCTCCATATATCTATCAGTGCCGGAAACATTAAGCTTTCTAAACTTATACCCGCCGTTAAACCCTTTGCGAAGAACGGGGCATTTTTTCCCGTCCAAAACAAATCCCGGTTCACCATTAACCAATTTATTTAACCGGCTAATCACCCCTTCTTTTCTAATCGCTAATTTATTCGATGGCGCCGGCATCACTTTAATCCCTTCGGATCTAAAAATATCAAAAGCGGTTTTTTGGTGTTGATCTTTAAAACATCCTGACGGATCACCATAAAACCGACAATCAAAACCTGGGTAATCTGTAGCCCT